GATAATCGTTGCCCTCATATCGTTGCTTGGGACAGTGGTCACGGTATGGGCGGCGAACAGGCACACATTGGCTGAACTGGACAAGAAGTCGGAACTGTCAGACGCAAAGCTGGACGCGAAGTTGGAACGGCATCAGGCGGTGACGGACACGAAGATCGACGAACTTGTCAAGAAGGTCGAGAAGCACAACAACATGATCGAACGGACTTTTCGGCTTGAGGGCAGGATGGACGAAGCTGAACACGACATCAGGGACTTGAAAGGGAGGGTTGCGTAATGTTTCTTCTGAGCAACAAAGTATATGATGTGCTGAAATATTGCGTGATGGTGGCGATTCCCGCGCTGACCACGGCCTATGTCGGCTTGTCCGGCATTTGGGGCTGGCCCTATGCGGAGGAGGTTGCCAAGACTTCGGCGGTGGTTTGCACTCTGTTGGGTACGCTGTTGAGCATCTCTACCGCGCAGTATAACAAGCAGGAACCGCCTGACAGATAAGGATTCTCGCCCCCTTCAATGGGGGCTTTTCTTGTTATTAGCAGATGTTATTAGTAATGTTATTAGTAGGCTCCAATTTTATGCCATTTTTCGCCATTGTCCAAAAATGAGAAAGTCCCGAAAACGCTGTGTTTACGGGACTTTTTTGGTCTGGGTGGAGAGATTTGAACTCTCGGCCTCTTGAACCCCATTCATAGGAGAAGTGCGTATTTGCAGGGGTTTTCGGGCTTGATGTTATTAGTAAGTTATTAGTAGAGTTGGGATATTATCGCTTTGAGGTTGTCCAGTTCAGCGGATTGGTACATGCGTTTTGTGGTCTTATAATCTTCATGCCCTATCAGGCTGGCCTTGTCTTTGTCGCTGCCTTTGACATCCTTTAGAAGATTGGCGAAGGTATGGCGACAGGAGTAGGGGACGTAATGGGCGGGATGGTCGGGGGTGGGGATAGGTTGGATTCCTGCGGCGGCGAGGACGGAATAGAAGTAGTTGTCGCGGAAGTATTTTGCAGACATCGGCATGTTGTTTTCACGGGGGAATAGTAAGTCGGTACAGGTTGCGACATGTTCTTCTATGATGGGACGGATGTTGGCCGCGACGGGGACGGCGCGGTTTTTTCCCGCTTCGGTCTTAATACCGCCGTAGAGGATTCCGTCTTTGTAGTCATCCTTGGTAAGCGCGAACAACTCAGACGGGCGCATACCCGTATAGATCAGGACATAGACATCCTCTGCGTGGGGCGTGATACCGACTTGACTACGGATAAGGTCTATTTGTTCACGGCTGAACGCGGGTCGGGTTCCCTTTTCATCATTGCCGGTGTGGATGAACTCGGCATAGTTCATATCGGTTTGGTGGCGGGGTAGGGCATACTTGCAAAGCAATCCCGCGAGGGCTTTCATGTTTTCCTTAGTGCGTTTCCCGCAAGGGCAATCGTCCACACATTCCTGAAGATCGTCAAGGGCTATGTCGGAAAACGGCAGATAGTGAAGCGGCTTGAAATATTTCCAGGCGGCTTTATAGCAATTCATTGTTGCGTGGCCTACGCGCCCTTCATGGGTTGGGAGCCATGCGTCATAGATTTCCTGCATGGTCAGCTTCTTTTCCTGCTTGGGGGATTTGAATAGTTCGGGTATGTAGTCCAGTGCGTCTTTTTTGCGGGAGAAACCGCCCTTGGTGCGATATATAGGGATGGCATGACCATCATCCGCGACTTTCCACCCGACAACAACACGGGCTGTCCATGTTCGCCCTCTGCGATAGGCGGTTCCTGCTCCGTTGCCTCTAACCCTCGGTTTCATATTAGCTTTATGCCCTTCCTTCTTCCATTATACGCCGTTCTTCGGCGTTATCTTTTTCGTTCATACATACTTGGATAATTCTCATTCTTCCAATGTCATCAACTGCCCGAAATATATCTAACAGCATCATTTCCTGTGGCGTGAAGTTCCTTGTCATAACGCCAACTTCTTCCTCGCTGAAATACACGGCCCACTTCGGGATATTGAATACATCGGCTATTGCTTCTGCAACTTCATCCTTGGGCCTACGCTTGCCATTTTCAAACAACCCTATGGCAGATGCAGTAACGCCTATGGCGTTGGCAAGTTCATCTTGCGTCATTCCACGGGCCATTCGCCTTGTGCGTATCATTTCACCGACTTCTTTATTCGTCATGGTATCAACCCCTTGTTTACACATTATACAACATAAAGTGCGGTTGTGCAACAATATGTTGCGAATGTACTACAAAAGTTACATTTTTAGTTTTTCTGTCAAAACCTAACAAATAGTGTTGACAAGCCCAACTATTTGTTGTATAATGATGTCACAATGAATCGCGGGGAGGTGAAAAGAGTTGAACCCGAAAGAAAACGGGAAGCGTCTACGGGCGTTGCGATTGGCGCGTGGAATATCTGCGGCTACATTGGCTGACGAGATCGGTGTCACCGAAAGCGCGGTGTTCTTCTATGAGGCTGGCGAACGTACACCGAGGGACGATAAGAAGGTAGCTATTGCGAAGTTCTTTGGCGTTCCTGTCGCAGAGGTTTTTTTTGCGGACGAAGCAACAAATAGTTGTTAACATCCAACAAATGGTGGTGATAAACAATGACGCTTGATGAGATTAGGGCTTGTGACAGACCGACGTTGACTCCCGCCGAAGTTGCTTCGGCAATCGGCACAGATGCGCAAGGGATCAGGATTATGGCGCATGAATGTCCAGAAAAATTGGGATTTCCGATTTTGCTGTGCGGGCGCAAGGGCAGGACAGTGAAAATTCCTCGGATTCCGTTTTTGCGGGCCATGGGGGTTGAAACATAAGGATTATGTGGCATGGCGAGGTGAGATCGGGTTATTCAATGCGATGTATGGCGCGGTAAGGGTTTTGAGGCAAGGAAAGGCAAGGCAAGGTCGGACGCGGTTAGGTAAGGATTCTGCGGCACAAAAAACGCCGTCCGGTGCTGCACTACCGAACGGCGATTGAAAGGAGATGGGATTAACCCACAACAGTATTGTATCACAGTTTCCCAAATAACACAAGTGATTTTTCAAGATTGAAAGGAGAAAACAAAAATGAAGAAGCTGCACGTTACTTTGAATGGTCTGAATACTCTGATGATGCACTCCCCCAAGACCGTGAACCCGCTGCACCCGCTGGCGCTGGAGCTCAAGAAGTACACCAGCAAGCGTCGCAAGACCGAGGACGATCTCCAGAAGATTTCCGAGTTGGAGTGGGAGGCCGGACTGTACTACGACGAGGCCAACGGTCTGCATATCCCCGTGGAGTGCTTGCAGAAGACCCTGGAGAACGGCGCGAAGCTGTTCAAGGCTGGCAAGGACATCCAGCGGTACGTCCAGTTCACCGGCGCGGTGGCCGAGTTTGACATCGGCGTTCCGTTCGACATTGAGAAGATGAAGCACGATATGCGGTACTACGATGTCCGCGCCGTGGCCGTCCAGCGCTCCCGCGTGATCCGCACCCGTCCCCGCTTCGATGTGTGGCGCTGTGAGTTCGATATCCTGTTCGACGAGAAACACATCGACGTGGACGTGATCGCGAGGGCGTTTGAGAACGCCGGTCAGTACGTCGGCCTGTGCGAAGCGCGTTCCCTCGGTTACGGACGTTTCGCCACGGTGATTGAGGAAGTGCCGATGGATTAAGGAGTGGACTATAAGGCCGGGAAAGGCAAGGCACGTTGATGTGAGGTGTGGTTTGGATTCTGAGGCAGGGTTTGGTCGTACTGGGCGGGCTTCGGTAATGTTCGGTATGGTGCGGTAGGGTACGGATTCTTTGGCCCGGCGTGGTATGTTACGGTTTGCTCTGCTGGGGTTTGGTCTGGATTCTAAGGTGTGGTGGCGCACGGTCGGGCGTGGTAAGGTTTGCTGCTGTAAGGTTTAGTTTGGATTCTGCGCTGCGGTTAAGCATGGTGATGTAAGGTCATGTAAGGTATGGATTATGTGGCAAGACGTGGTGCGTTTAGGTCTGGTAAGGCATGGCTTTTGAGGTACGGAACAGATTGAAAGGAGAGGAACCCATGAAGCGACAGGAAGCAATCGACAGTCTGGTCAAGGCTGTCAGTGAACGCAAGTACGGCGACGTACTTGATTTCAAGGAGATCGGGTACATCATCCATCAGGAGTACGGCACCCACGCCTATCAAGACATTCTGCAAGCGGCGCGGAAGCGGCTGGAAGTGGCCGGTCACATGATCGTGAACGTGCGCGGGGTCGGCTACAAGGTATTGCAGCCTGACGATTATACCAAGGAGGGCGT